CCACTGCGGATATTGGAATAGAAAAAGCTAATTCAATATTGGGAACAAGAACTGCGGGTATGAAAGCTACGGTTGAGCCTAATGCTGACAATATGCTTGCTTACGCAAACTCTCTTGAGCAAACCAACAAACTGCTTGGAAATGGAAGTAGGGCGATAGATAGGTTTAGGGCAAGAATGGCCGAAATGAATGTTGAGGCTGAGAATCTTGGTGCGGATTTAGTTAATATAGGAATAGACAACGCAAGAAGCGGCCTAACTCAGATGTTTAAGGATATTGGTTCAGGAGCTAAGAGCGCATCTGAGGCATGGGCTGACTTTGGTCTTGGGTTAGCTAACGAATTGCTTGATCGACTAATGCAAAACAATGTAGATAAAATAATCAAGAATTTAACATTTGCATTTACTGGAGAGAGTGGAGAGTCTGACGCGATTAAAATAGCCAAAGAGACCGCCCACCTGGTTGGAATAAACGAGGGAATAATATCTTCGAATAAAGATTTAACATCAGCAGTAAGAAGTGCATCAGAAGCATTAAGAAATAAAATACAATTAAGCCGATCTCCAGATGAGCAGGTTGACGATTTTATCGCACCCAATGCAGGAAAGACGCCAGATACGTTTACAAATGTCCAAGAGAATGCCGCTAAAATACAGACCGATTTGGAGACATCAAACAAGATGGACTTGGAAGTATCCTCGTTTATAGAAAATTTATATAAAACAATTACCCCTCTAAACCAACTTGCAACCGCAGCAACAGAAGCGACTAAAGCATCAATGATTCAAGGGCCAGTAAGGCCCAAAGACTTGTTTGAAGCCCAGGATAAAATGCAAGCCTTCAAGGATGATCAGCCACTTTTAAGTACTGCTAGAACTCAAAGAGGGTCGGAAAGTTCGTTTGATCATTTTCTAAAAGGCCCCCAAAATAAATACGAGGTAAAGAGAGAAGAAATAGAAAAGCAGCGGAAAGACTTGATCTCTAACAAGTATGCAGAAGAGAAAAAGGCAGAAAAAATTAAAACTAAAATATCCGAAATGGGTGAGCCTGAAACTAGGGCCGAGTCCAAAGAACAAAAAAGGTTACAGAGTGAGCTAGAAAAAACAAACCAAGAATTTGATAAATTCTCAAAACAACTCAAAGAATCAGACCAAACTTTGGCTAGTTTAGACTCAGAATACGATACAGCAACCAAAAAATTAGCGTCGCTTTCGGCGGTAGTAGAGAATTTAGCCGGAAGATTAAATGTATCGAACGAACCGCCAGCAAAATTAACTCGTGATGGGCAAATGGATGTGGTGGCTCTACTCAACAAGCATTCAGGCGGCAAAATACAACACTTCGCGAAAGGCGGATTTGTAGACGGCCCAGCAGGCGTAGATAAAGTTCCTGCGATGTTAACGGCAGGAGAGTATGTCGTACCTAAAGACAAAGTATCTCAATTAAAGCAAGCAGGCGGAATGATTCAACACTTCAGGGATGGAACGGGCAGCAAGGGAGCTCAAAAGCAAGAAGACAGCGGGACAAAAGAGAAAAAAGAAAAAAGTAGATTCCAATCCGGCATGGAGGGTATAGCTAATTTAGTAGTAATGAATGAGGTTTCCCGTGCCGTAGCTGATTCGTTGGATGGAAAAACTGATTCTCCTCCAACCTTTGACGAAAATAAATTCAAGAACCTTGATTTAAGGTCTGATGTAAACATAAAAAGGGGTGACCCTAGATTAAGCTCTAAATTTTTGTCAAGAGATCCGGCTATGCAGCAGTATAAGGACTTTCTCTTAGAGAAAGCCGCTTACGACGTACAGAAGAAAAATGAAAAATTTGAAAAAAGAAAAGCGACTTTGGCTACAGTAGTAGGAGCTGTGCAGAGCATGGCTATTGCTGGGGTTACAGCGATTGCCGCTCCATTTATACAGGGGGCCGTTACAGGGCTTGAAAATACATACGGAAGGTACGCTCCCACAGATAGCGCAAAAGCTTATAGGGCCGCAAGAGCACAAGACCCTAAGCTGAATGTTAATTACAGGGATGTAAAGAATAGCATGAAAAATAACAAACCTCTTGTTGTCGGAGAAAGCTCGTATTTTCCGGCGAGAACAAAGGAGGGTGGTTTTACATGGGACAAAGCTAGGGTTTCAAACGGCAAAATGCAAGGCCCCGAACAATACCCCTCGCATAGGTTTCCCGCCTTCAACGAAGACGCAGCGAGAGAGAAAATTTTAGGCAAAAAAGTTGTAAAAAAAGCTTCAGGAGGTTCCGTGCCAGCAATGTTGACGGCGGGGGAAGGTTTTATACCCGAAAAAACAGCAAAGAGAATTGGTTATGAAAACTTAAACACAATGAACAAAACGGGTAACCTGCCAACAGTTCAGGGGGCGCCAGGAATAGATCAAGTCGGACCAGTAGGTTTGACAGAAGGAGATTTTATAATCAAGAAAAATTCTACAGATAAGCTTCTTAGGGAAAATCCATCAATGATGAAATTTGCCCTACAGAACCCAGAAGGATTCAAAAAAGGGGAGCGAGGTTATTATGAAGGAGGTGTGGTTGGCAACTCTTCACCGGCAACAGTAGCGCCACCCGCAAAACCAAGATCAACAAACAGAATACAGCAGCAAAATCCAGCAGAAATGCTGAACAGTATAGCTGCCCCCAAAACACAAAGCCCTCAAGCAGAGACGCAAGGCAAAACCAGCGACGTAACGAATAATATAAATGTAAATGTCACCATAGATCAATCGGGACAAGAAAAGGTTTCTTCGGATAGTTCTGGTGGTTCATACGAGGAGGAGCAGAATTTATCTTTAAAAATAAAAACAGCAGTGCTGGATGTGATCAGGCAAGAAAAAAGAATTGGAGGAGAGCTTAACTAATGAAGCAAGCTGTATTAGGTTATGAACAGAAATTCTTTATTGATGGAACTCAAGTTCACGGAGTGCAAAGCGTTGACGGATCTTACTCTATAAGCGAGAAGCCAATAAACATCCTAGGATGGGGTCACGTAAACAGTAATTTTTACAAGCAAGGGTTGGATAATTTTACTCAGCCAGATGGGTCTTTTATATTAGATGAAAATGGATTTAATATAATTGGAGAACAGACTCTTGATTGCGCAAGGCAGATAGATGGCAGGAAGGTTCCTGAAAGCATGGCTATATTAAACTCCCCGCTGGAGGGTTCTTTTTCTATAGATTCAATACTAGTTAGTGAGGACTTTTTTATTCAATACACTGGGGATAGACCATTTAATGGAAGCATACATCATGGGAATAAGTATTTTGGTTTCAGCGATGGCTATATTAATAATCACACAATATCCTGCTCTGTAGGTCAGCTACCGACAACTTCTACATCTATTACCGTTTTTGGAGACGTTGGAGGTTCGCCGGATTACGTGAAGCAGGACGACGGGGGAGGTGTGTTTTTACAAGAAAATGAAGGTTTTAGAATTTCAACCGAAGACTCTAGTGGTGGAGGTTATAACGCATCTGGGGAAAACAGTTTTCCAGAAATAAGGCTAACGAATCAGGGTTCAATAATAATAGAGTGCGATGGCTCTTCCACGGATAGAGTCACATCTTTCTCACACTCAATAGAGGTTCCTCTTTCCCCAATATATACGGTTGGGTCTTCTGTTCCGGCGCAAGTAGATGTAATTTGGCCAACCATGAGTACAACTTCGTTTAATTTAGATATAGACGAGTACCAATACCAAAGCATGAGGAAATATTTAAGGAACCCTCACGTCAAAGATATATCTGTGACTATAAACGATTGCTTTGGTAGATTGATACAAAAATACATAGTAAAATCAGCAAGGCTAATGAGTGAAACCATGGCCTCCTCAACAGGCGGAAGGATGACTGTAAATTTGTCATATAAATCTTATTATAATAGATTTCTTGAGAAGTACAACCTTGCTATATATGATGAGTTTAGTGAAGAGCTGCCATGAGAAACTTTGAGCATATAGACGGAAGAATAGTTGAGCTAAAACCTTTAAATAAGGAAGGGCATCAGTTTGATTCATGGGAGGTAATTAAAGGCGATGTGACTATAAAAGAAAACAAATTCACCATGCCTGCTGAAGATGTTGAGGTAATAGGTAAATACAGCTTAATTCCTTATGAAGTTATTATTGTTGGTGAAAATGGACAGCAGTCTGGAGGAGGAATTTATGCTTTTAACCAAGAAGTATTATTGAGTCAGTCGGCAAATCCTGGTTATAATTTTGATGGATGGACTAGTGATTTTGATGAATTAGTGGTAACCAACGATTCTTTTGTTATGCCTTCTAGAAATTTGCAAATTACGGCTAATTATTTACCCATTAATTATAAGGTCATAATAGAAAATGACGGTAATGGAAACGAGACTGGGAGTGGAGATGAATACCATGTTAATGATCAAGTTCGGTTGGGGGCATTTCCTAAAACTGGTTATGATTTTGACAAATGGGAAGTTCTAGAAGGAGCGGCGATTGTAGAAAATGGTCAATTTACAATGCCTGCAGAAGATGTAAAAATTAAGGCGACTTATAAATTGGCAGAATACAGTGTTACGGTAAATTCTGGATCGGTTACTAACGGCGGGCCTTTTAGAATGGGGGACAGCATATCACTACTTGAGGATCAAAAAATTGGATATTCTTTTGATGGATGGGAGTTTGATGTAGCGCCTATTGAGGTTAATCAAGGTTCTTTTGTTATGCCGCCTAGAAATGTAACCGTTACTGCAGTTTACACCGCGATAGAGTATGACATAACAGTTAATGGTGATAACGGAACTGAAACCGCAAGTGAATCTACAGCTACCGTAGGAGAACAAATAGCGCTTGAAGCTGACCCCGAAGATGGATACGAGTTTTCTGAGTGGACGACGACGACTAGTGGCGTTACTTTTGCAAACAAGGACGACAAAGAAACAACATTTGATATGCCTGCTGACGATGTAACCGTTACTGCAGTTTACACTGCGATAGAGTATGACATAACAGTTAATGGTGATAACGGAACTGAAACCGCAAGTGAATCTACAGCTACCGTAGGAGAACAAATAGCGCTTGAAGCTGACCCCGAAGATGGATACGAGTTTTCTGAGTGGACGACGACGACTAGTGGCGTTACTTTTGCAAACAAGGACGACAAAGAAACAACATTTGATATGCCTGCTGACGATGTAACTATTACTGCGGTTTACACCGCGAAAGAGTTTACGGTAACCATAACGAATGATGGAAATGGCTCTGGGTCATCGTTGGGTGCGACTACGGTAAATCAAACTATCACTCTGACTAGTACTCCTGATGCGGGGTATCAATTTAAAGAGTGGGAGGTTGTTTCTCCGGTAGCCCTTAATATTGTAAATAATGCGACATTCACTATGCCTGCAGAAAATGTTCAAATAAAAGCGGTTTTTGAGCTCAAGGAATTTACTGTCACAATTGAAAAGTCAGGTGAAACTTCGGGAGGAGTCCCAACTGGTGGTGGCACTTATACTATGGATCAATCGGTTAGTATAGACGCCGTAGTAGCTGAAGGGTATGAATTTGATGGCTGGAGTGTTGCTAGTGGCGGCACTACCCTGCAAAACGTATCAGCTGAAAATACAACGTTTACTATGCCTGCAGAAAATGTTGTAATACAGGCCGCTTATAAACTAAAAGAGTTTACGGTAACCATAACGAATGATGGAAATGGCTCTGCGTCATCGTTGGGTGCGATTGCGGTAAATCGAACTATCACTCTGACTAGTACTCCTTATGCGGGGTATCAAATTAAAGAGTGGGAGGTTGTTTCTCCGGTAGGCCTTAATATTGTAAATAATGCGACATTCACTATGCCTGCAGAAGATGTTGAAATAAAAGCGGTTTTTGAAGCGAAGCCAGCTTATTCATCAGAATTGGGAGCCCCTACTGCTCGTATAGTAGGCACTGACGTGTCCTTGAGTCAAGATGGAAAAATTAGGGCCGTAATAAAAGGGAGTAAACCTATTGTTCAAAATTATAATACTACAAATAATACATGGGAAGATGAATGGGCGCCAACAACCATAACCGCGTATAAAGTTTCCTTATCTGCAGATGGGACAATACTGGCTGTTGGTTATAATAACTTTGATGATAAAAAGGGTAAAGTTGTTGTCTATGAAAATGATAATGGAAATTGGCAACAAAAAGGGTCGCAACTTACTGGAGAAAAAGGAGAATGGGTAGGAAATAGCTCGAGCGTTCAAAATTATCAATTTCAAGGAGATCGTTTTGGTAATAGTTTAGCGTTGAGTAACGACGGACTCACTATGATTGTGGGATCTTATTCGGCTGCAGGCTCATTCTTTCATAGAAGCACAGAATACTTCTTTGATCGGGGAGGGAGAGTTCAAGTCTATCAGTTTGCTAATGGAAACTGGAGCCAATTAGGTGCAGATTTTACGGGAGAGAGTCTGTATTTAGGGTATGGTGACGAGGTGAGAATAAGCGGAAATGGCTTGGTTGTAGCCTTCACTAATTATTATTGGAGCAACGATCATGATGGGAATAAATTACATGTATATGAGTGGGCCTCGAACACATGGGTAGAAAGAACAGGTGTGAGCGCTTTTAATAACTTCAATCAAATGGGATCGCCATTTGATTTCTCTATAAACAGTAATGGATCTGTGCTTTCTGCGGGGAGGTATAGTTCTTTTGGTGGCGACGGATCTGTAATAATATATAGATACGCAAATAGTTCTTACTCCAGTGAGATTATATCGGCGGAGAGTACTAATAATATGGTTTTTGGGTACAAGGTAGATTTAGATGATTCAGGTAATTATTGCGTTATATCTGAAAATTATTCGAATATTTCCGACTCGGGTAACGAGCATATTTACGTTTACCATTATAGTGGTGGCCAGTGGAGCAATATAGGCAAAGTGTCGGGAGGAGCAATTTCATCATGGGGAAGCACAGAGACAACTAAGGTCGTACTAAGCGGAAATAAAAATGTAGTTGCTGCAATTGTAGGAGGAAAAGTAGTCCACTTTCTTTGAGTCCAAAAACTATAAAATAACATTTTTTCTTTTAATATAATAATACATGAGCAAGCCTTTTTACAGATACGAAGATGTTCCAGTGTTGCTAGCGACCAAAGGTAGTGAGCCAATTATGGTTTTTGCTAGTTCTGCTGGACTTTCTGCGAGCCAACCGATAGAGGCTAAAAAATTCCTAGAAGACCATAATATATCTTTTGCATTACAGACTGGGGATGTGCATTTTACAGGAGCTTATGAATCTGGCTTTTTGATGGGCCCAAGAAATGGCCCAGGCGTAAAAATGCCTGAATCGGTTGAGACTATACCAAGTGGTTACAAGATAGCGTATCCAGGAGGACAATCTTTATATTTAACCGAAGATTTATCTGCTGGAGATTACTATATTAAGGTGAGGTCTACCGGTGATACATTATTGGATTATGATAGGGATATAGAATACGGAGAAGTCGATGTTTTGAGGAATTATGCGGCATCAAATGTTGTAAGGGGTGTGTTGAATATTTCCTACTATATGAACACTGGGAATCTTCATACGTTTGCAAACTTGACTGGATTATTGGATCCAAATATTTACCCACAAATTAATGAAGAGAAAATTACAGGATCATTTGGTGATTATATTTTTGAAGACGCATACTTGAGGGAGTTGAATTTTTCGGCACAACCTTTTCAACCAATAGAGTCGAGACTAAGCATAGATATATATGGAAAAATGGAATACCGTGAGGGGTTGTCGCAGTCAATACTTGACGATTATGGATGCTTGAAAGAGAATCAATTTAGCATACCTCACGCAGTCAATACTAAGCTTGTTGGTGCGTCCGGAATTGGCATAAATTACCCGCTTAATTTTGATTATACTATATCGTCACAAAGATCCCCAGAGGTGCCGGTCCCATTAAGCGGTAAAATTAGCGAAGATGGAGAGGTGCCAGTTCGGGTCACGAAAGATAACATAGATATCACTATAAAAATTCAAGGAGAGAAGCTTGATCCATTTCTAAAAATATCAGGACAAAGAGCTAACGTCACAGTTGAGCTTTCTGATATTGGATTCAATAAGGAATTCACGGACAATAACGAAGGGTTGATGAATAAATTTTCTCTAGCCGGAAGTTTGATTTATCCTGATATGCCATCTCAAAAGCTAAGGGATTACGGGGTTGTAGAGGAAGATAATTTAAGCGTTTCAGAGGGTGGCTTTTTAAAGGGCACTGCAACAATAAAGCAGTCTTACAGGTAATGGATATACCAGCTTCATTATGGAATACTGGAAGGCGGTATAAGAAAGACGATATAGTTCAAATCGCAAACTTGGCCCTTCCTGGTGATGAATATAGGGACAAGGATGGAGATCTAGTTCAACCTATCACTACTAATGATTATCTTCAATTACAAACAGATAAAGAGTACGTAATATCTGCAGATGTCTTGAGCGAGGTAGATGTAATAGATAGCCAAGAAGTTACCATAGGTACATATTTTAATATCAACAAAAACCTGAATTACTCGATAGGATGTATGGTTAAGAAATTAACCGAATCGTCTTCAACCATAGATGACCAGAAAACATATATTACTCAACCATCTGAGGGAGTTGTTGATTTGGATAGTTCTATAGGCGTAGGAATAGGTGTTAAATTCCTAGACAGTCTTGGAGAGAAAATAAAAGTTTCAAATCTTAGGGATAATCACAGGTTAATGGCTGGTAGCGAGCTTAATGATAGTGAGTATTATAACGTATTGTTAGATATAGAGGCAAGTTCAATACCTGATGGTGCGGTTGGCGCATATTTATTTGTATTTGTGTACGGTATGAGGTCTGGTGGTTTTATGTTCAAGAAGCCTTTTGCATCTAATTTGGGTAGGTTTTTTTATTGCATTGAGGATCATGATTCTGGTTTTGGGAAAGAGCCAAATTCAGAAGTAGGTTCAAGGTATTGGACTCAAGATTTTGTATGGAGACCTTCTTATGGGTCAAAGTCAGATTTTGTAGCTATAAATGATGAGTTAAAGATGGGAGAGGGTAAGAATTATGTAACTAGCATGGCCATAAATTCTTTACCAATGGAATTGACTTTGAACTTTAATAATAGAACAGATTCTGAAACTAAAGCCATAGTTCATTTTTTACAAGAAAAGTCATTTGCTTATAATTCAATTTTTAGTTTAGATTATAAAGGTAATAGATTATTGTCAAGCGATGTAGCTTCTTTTAATTTTAAATATAGTTACCCCTATAAGGATGATTTAAAGTATACTTGTACTGAATTTGATCATTCGATAGTTTATAGAAATAAAAACAATATCAAGGCTAAATTCGTATGCAATACTGAGAGCACTTTGGCTAGCTTCGAGAGTCACGCTGGATACAACAAAAGAGTTGACGCTTTGATACCTATATTTATAGACGAAGTAACTCACTTTAAAAAAGGAGAGCAAATAAGCTTAAATACATTCACTCTCGAGGGGGACGATGGAGCAAAGAAAATAGAGCCAAGTAATATATTAAGAGTAAAAAGATACGACGAACCGGGAGAACTTACAAAAGGTTTAATAATATGTAAAGAGCCAGAAAAGTTCGAGGAAGGGGATTGTGTTTTTGTAAAAGTAAAAGATCCAGAAAACTCTATATACAATGTAGGGAAAACAAAAATATATAAAAAAATATCTCAAACTGAATTTGTTTTTCACCCGTTATTGGAAGAGGGGTCATATGAAGACGTGGTAAATTTAAGGGCTACATCTTCGGCTGGAGAAAATACTTCAGCGCAATGGTTCGATGAGGATGTCAGTAACCAATTGAAGATAAGAGAAGAAGATATTGTTTTTGATAATGTATCAATAGTCAGAATGGCTGTGTGCCCTGAGGATTGTGCAGACAGTAAGGTTTTGATGCCAGAGGGAGTGTCTATTATACCTGCAACTAGCGAAGATCCGGCAACCGGAGAAAGCAGAAAGAGGCAAGTATATTTAAAAAACTACAGAAGGCTACAAATAGACTCAGAGATCACTGCGGAGACTCAAACTGTTAAGTTTACTCCTATGGAGAATTTTACACTGGAAGCAAAGGATGACTTCTGGCTGCTTATTTCTGCTGTTCAAGGCAGGAGCAGCTTATACATAAAAGATCCAGACGAAATTCCAAAATACCCTTGGTTAGAAGTTAGAACCTTTGATCACAAGCCAAGTTTAAATTTCAACATAAATCACACTCCAGAAAATATACAAACAAGTTTCCTTAAATACTACAATAAGAAATATAAGAAAGAATTAAATTCTAATCTATCTACATTTAATGTAGTTTTTGATAAAAGGAGCGATCAGGAGGCTGCCGAAATATTGCAGTTCCTTGAGAGTCATCTTGGGCACAAGAAATTTAGGTTTCAAATGCCTAGGCCATATTTAAAAGATACAAGCGCGACGACTTCTCCGAGTAGACCTTTCATTTCAACTTTTTATTGTCCTAGCTGGGGGCACGATATAGTTTACAAGAATAATCATAGTATTACGGCAACCTTCATAGAGTCCACAACCTCAATAGAAGAAGATTTACGTAATGTTTTTGGCATAGGCAGGGAAGAGCAGAAGCCTTGCTATGGAGCTGAGCTTTTTGACCCTGTTACTAAATTTGAATTATGCACCTTTTCTTCGATATTGCAGGCCACAAATGGAATTGGATTCCAGGTAGTAGAAGGTGAGAACGAGCAATTGATCGGAAAGCCTAAAGCTGTTGATTTAGTTTTTATAGTTGATACGACGGGCAGTATGACTAACCAGAGTATAGAGACGAATGGAGTCACTAAAACAAAGTATCAGGTATGTATAGATATACTTTTGAAAATGATAACAGCTCACGATAGCTATATCATGCCTGGAACCGAATCATATAATGGTGAATTTAACACTCCAGCATTAAGCTTTGGTTCGAATAGTGGTGATGACACTATACCTCCATGGCCAGCAGATAATGAAGTCTTGAATAGCTTGTTACCTAAACTTTACGATCCGCTAAAGGAATTGCGAGATTCTCTTGAAAATGAGGGTTATAATTTAGAAAACCTAGATAGATTTAAAATAAAAATAGACCAAAAAAGAGTAAATCTTGGTTTTATACTGATGGCAGATCCTAGGCAGGTGATACAGGACGTATCAGATTACCCTAATTCATTCGACAAGGTGCAGTCTTATAAAAGTATAAACGTAAAAGATCCACAAAGCGTACTAAAAGAAGATTCGCCTAGAGCAGTTAGTCAGGCTTTGGCTCAATTTTATAATAGTCCACGAGCTGAACATGTGACAGATAGAATAGTTATAATGCTAAGCGATGGAGTTTTTACTAGCGATGATGCGGCTATGCCAGGAACTAATTACGATCAGTTTTATAGTCAATACACTCTTGACATGTGCGCTCAATTAAGAAAAGGTGGAGATTTGGCGGTTAGAAGACCATCTGACGAGGTGCTCAAGAAGTATGGATACGGAAGTCAGACGCCTTTTAATAAGCTAGAGAATTATAAAACAAAAGAAAAAGATGGGGGGGTATCTCAATACAATAACCCAGACCTTGAAAAAGAAAACCCTGTCTGGTACAATGAAGAAATGCCGACGGTATTTATGTTTGCCAGAGTGGGTATACCTGGCCAATTATCAACTTACGCTCCAAACTATGTTTATGATTATGATAAACCGGCGCCGTATTTAGAGCCACCAAGCAAGACTCCTCAATTCTTTTTTCCAATAACGCAGGCGGGCGACTTGAATGGCGAAGTAACTAGAATGATGGACCTAATAAAAATTGTAGAAATGCTCACCAATGATAATGGTTATCAAAACGTGTTCTCAATAGTGTTATATAATTGCGGGCCTCATGATGTGCAACTTAAGAATACACTAGTAAACATAAAAGGCCAAGCTGGCCCGCTAAAATATACAACCGAAATCTTAAAGGAAGGAATACCTAAGGGTGGTAACGTTCGTGACTTAAGTTATACCCAACCATACCAAAGTAAAGCATTAATAAATCAAGGTTATGGTGGTCAATATTATGGAGATCTAAATAATCAGGATTTATTTTCAGACGAATCAAGAGATTCAAATATATTGTGGTCTTCATTTAATACGAAGTACGAAGTATCTAGGGAAGGGTTTATTGAAAATATAAATGGAGGTTGGGCTGAGAATTCAACACTAAGTGAGGGAGTAAAGAATGTGGGTGTCGCTTTCAAGGGAATGCCTATAAGGGTATTTAAGGCGGATTCAGGTTTGGAAATAACGGACTATAACATAGGCAATGTTCACGCTGGCAACCAATACAGAGGCGATTATTCACACTTGCCGGTGATTAAACCTGGGGAGAAACTTGATTTGTTTTTTGGAATAAAAACTAACAAGCTGAGCGATTTTTCTGAGAACGTGCAATTATTAATAAATTCAGACGATGGAACGATGAGGCAGATGGACTGTTATGCTAATTATGAGTTCGACATACTCATTCCATCAAGCAAAGAGATTGTAGGTGATACCAAAACCGAAGACAAGGGTCCAAAGAATTGCCAGAGTGTATGGATGAATTCAAATCTTGTTATAGATCATCCAGAATATGGAAAAGTTTCTTTTGATAGCAGCCCTAAGTTGCCCATCGCCCCAACATACAACCCTTGGGCTTTAAGGAATTTCGCAGACAAGCCGCCGACATCAGGGGGTAATTCTTTCAAGATGTGCAACATAGCTTCAGCTCAAACATATACATTTTCTCAACCAATAAGAAATCCTCTTTTGGCTGTTTATAGTTTGGGGAACCCTGGTTTAAGCGTGACCATAAAAACAAGTACCAAAGTTATCGATTATTCGGGAGGAGCAAAATCAGCTGACCATTCTACTATAGTTGTTGATACAGACTTTAGCTTCAAGGGGCCAGAGGCTTTTGGAGTCCTTCAGTTTCCAGGAGAACATACAAGTATAACTTTAACGCCAAACACCGCTGAGTGTTACTATAGTCTCGTATGGGGGTTGCAATATTGCCCATGAGTTTTATAACTGAACAATCTGGGGTATGTCTCTCTCCTTCCGGTGGAACTGTCTATGCTGCATGCAATTGGTTTATCGATGAATATGGGCAGCGGTATTTGAATACGGAGGAGAGCAAGAGAATACTTCCAGAAGGGAATTGTTTACCGATTACTAATTTTGATTGTGACTCTAGTAGGAAAACGGTTGATAGTGGTAAGTTTGTATCAATTGTAAATACGTGCAGCTTGCCAATAACTATTACTGGTTTTAGAAATTCAGACCCCGAAAGGTTTTCTATATTGAGGTACCCTGAATATGCCGGATTTTCTGAATACACAACGGGGAACACTGAAGAATTACCTTTTACTGTTGAGCCCTTTCAGAGAAAAGTGGTTAATGCATTTTTTCATCCATTAATATCTGAACTTACAAGTGGGACTCCTGGAAAGTTAGAGAATAGAAATGGAGATAAATTTAGAGCAAAAATAGATATTCTTCCTGGATTCGAAGTCTTGAACTGTCAGAAGGAAAACTTTGTTTCTGTGCTTTGGTGGGATGGATCATGTGGCGGAGGTGGAGATAACTTAATACTAATGGATCAACCAATCGAGAGTTCTGGCCAATGGTTTGAGCCATCAGGGTTAGATTCATATATAGTAAGGACTGGAATATATTACCCAGAACAAGAAGCCGCTCAATATTTTGATCATACAGGACAAGACGTAACATTAACGGAAGACTATGAGCTTCCATCAAACTATTGTTCCGCATCGTTTAAGCTTGAAGCTGAGTTTTTGTGCGAAGCCGTTGATAGGAAATTTTTAAACAATGATGACAACTTCATAGAGCCAGACTTGTCGATAATCAAAAAAATACAAAACCAATACTCATTAAGTAAGAAAAAAACGATAGAGCTAAATATAGCAAACAATACCTCTGTGCAGAATATTTTTACAGGACTTAGGGATTGCTCTGTGGCTTACGCTTCAATGCTGAACAACATGAATCCAATTTGGCACGAAGCTTATGGAGATGTTGGGATATCTGGATCTCTTGGCGCTTTTCATTCTTTGGTTGATGGGCTAATCAGAGCGGGGCAAGACGGTGATATTAATAATTTAATTATGTCAACTTTACCTCCAACGAATATAAATTATGGTGACGCCGAGATTCAAGTATCTTACACGAGTAATAATACAGGACAAGTGGAACTAGATGGATACCTATGGACAGGCATGGTCATAGAGAATAAGTCGGTGAAAAATGCTGGAGACTTGACAAATCAAGCGGTGTTTTTTAATGCCCAGGTAATTTCGGGACCTCAAGAAGATGTCAGAATGTTTATAGTTGATAGCGGCGATTTTAATCTATACCCAATGAAAGAAAAAATATGAGTATATATAATATGTCATCGGGAGATAGTGACCCAAATAATGATTTTTTGAGAATGCATATAGCTATGGATGCAGATTCAAGTTCAACTATCACAATTTTCAATAGCGGCAATGCAGGGGTCGTTAAATATAGTACAAATTCTGATTACGCATGGAAGGTCGAGAGAATTAAATACATATCAGAAGACACAAGAGCATTAAAAGCTTCAGAGAATCAAAGGGTTGGGTACCCTGAATCTATATCCTGGATCCCTGGTTCGTTGATATCGCCGCTATCGAGCTCGGAGGAAGTGAAGGTTGGTGGCCTGAAATCATTTACAAGTAAGGATGACTTAAATGGAGCGCAATATCTAAAATCAGGACACCTAGTACTAGAAGAACACTATGAAGAACAATGGAGCCCGCAGGGTATAATTCAAGTATCAAATGTTTATTCGGAGTACGGAAACATGCCGTTTGTTGACATAGAGAATAAAGATATAGAGTCCACAGGTGTTATAAATTTATATTCATCCTCTCTAAAGGGTTGCATTTTTAGCATCGACATAAAGAGGAATTTCATAAGTGGAGAGGCTAATGAGGCGGGCAGTATACTTCTATCAGATCAGATTGATACAAAATCAAGTAGCTCAGTAAGAAAAAACGATACAATCAGCGAGTGGAATAGTATATTTGAAATAAATAAAAACTGCAACGCTGACTCTATATTTAAAAACGGAAAAAATAGAGACGAAGTGTTTGCAGAAGAATTAAAGTCATACCTAGATGACACTTGGCACAACAAGCTAAAGAGAAACTTGTGGGGGGATTATATAGATAATGAAAATATAGAATTAAGCTCAAGAGATCCGGAAACGCTAAAGAATCATATATTTTATTGTTTTTATTATTTTGGAGCTTCTGATGATATAAATATACTTTCTAATGCCAGTTTTTATGCTAATGAGGGGTTGAGTTGGTATATCGGTCTTGGTGGTAAAAGTTTATTCTCAGACAACATAAGGTCAATGAAAACTGAGTTGAGTTACCTCCCAGTCATATCCAAAACTAAAAAAGTAACAAAAGTTTATGGCTTGCCACCTAGAACAACTTATTCATATAATTTACAAAACAATATTAATATTGCTGATTTTATTGATTGATTAATTTATAATATATATATCATGAGTAATACAGAAAAGAATATTAAAACTTTATTTGAATTGGATCCTTCTGCTATTATATGTTTGTATAGAATAAACTTAAGAGAGAAGGGTCAGTATTTATTTCATGCTGGAGAAAATGGATATAAAAATAAACTAGTATTCAATAGCCAAGAGTACGATTTTTTTCCTATAAAGGTTGATGGATTTGAAACTCCGGGAGACGGAAGGCTTCCTAGACCAAAGATGACGTTTACCAATCACCAAGGAGTAATTTCTTTGCGGCTTAATTATTTTGACGATTTTATTAATTATAAGGTTACTAGGGTAAAGACGTTTGTTAAGTATTTAGATGCAGTTAATTTTCCCCATGGTGTTAATCCTCACGCCGAGCCTGATCCTGATGCGGCTTTTGGAGAGGATGTTTTCTTTGTTAATCAGAAAACAAAAGAAGATGATAATATAGTGGAATTTGAACTTGTATCCCTGCTCGAGTTAGAGAATGCAAATGTTCCAGCTCGAACAATTTATTCCAACAACTGCCCGTGGAACTACAGGGGCGCAATTGGCTGCGGTTATAACGGAAAACCTATATCGGACGCGAAGAATAAGAGGTTTGTGCCGAGCGGATATCATCCTGTAAAAATAGGCGATAAGTTTTTACCAGGTGGAGCGGTTGGAGCTGATGTTTATTTTGAAGACGAGTTTCAAGGTGAGGAGTTTGCTAAAGCGGAAGGTGACGAAAGTTATCAAGATTGGCTTATAACAGAAACATATCAAAAGGGTGATGTTGTCAAAGTGGTTCCATACGATAACGACTCAGACCTTAATCCAATAGATATATATGTATGTTTGAATAATGAAGTTAGATCTAACCCTATACATGACTCAGAAAACTGGGCCCTAGATGATTGCGATAGAACATTGTGCGGTTGTAGGTTGAGATTCTCAGATTTAGCTACAGGGGCCGGAGGCGGATCAAGATCCTCTAATGAGGGGCTGCACGTAGAGTCAAAAGATGGACTTCCGTTTGGAGGTTTCCCTGGAGTTGACCCTTATGAATTTAAGTAAATGTTTGAAGAAAGTATCATAGTTCATGCAGAAGGTAACCCAGAAGAAGAGGTGTGCGGATTTGTTTTGCTTCATAAAGATTTAACTGTATCAGTTGAGCCCGCAATAAATGAACATTCGGCGCCAAGAGATTGCTTTACGATATCGCCAAAAAGCTTCATAAAACATTCTATAGACAAAACAATAGTAGGAATATACCACTCTCATCCAAGGAGCAACGAGAGGCCTTCTCCGCCAGATATAGCTATGTCTGAGGAAATGGGTATTCCTTATTTAATCTACAGCGTAATAACCAAGAAGTTTTTTCTTTATTACCCCGAAAGCTATGAGCCAGAAAAGCTTACTGGAAAACCCTACATCAAGGGTTTCTTTGAATGCACCTGTTTACTTAAAGACTATTTCAAAAAAGAACTAAACATAAACATATCCAAATGGAATGAAAACTATTGGCTTCCAAAAGAAGATAAAGATGCGAATAAACTATTAATAAATATATTAAATAAGAATTTAAATAAAATAGAGGATAAAAAAATACAAAAACATGATGTAATAGTGTTTAAGGTTGGGCGTAATGATAGGTGTCACGTTGGTGTATATTGCGGTGATGATTATTTCATACATCAGGCTGATAAAATTTTATCAAGAAAGGAATTACTTGATCACCGTTGGCAAGCAAAAATAAAAGAAGTGTACAGGCACTCATCGTTAGTGTAAATATACACAAGGAAAAAGGATGAAAAAGGTATTTTTACACGGAGAGCTCGGCAAGGAGTTTGGGAGGGAGTGGAATTTAGATGTTAAATCTGCTTCTGAGGCTTTGTCTGCCCTGTTTGCCAATAACAGTTCAATAGAAGTTTACCTAAACAAAAAGCAGCAGGATGACGTATTTTACGGGGTAAGAAGTGGGAGATCTAAGTCATTTCTTACGAGTGAAGAAATGAGCGCAAGGACTAATGAAGATTTCCACCTGTTCCCAATACCTCTTGGCTCTGGGGGGGCGGTGGTTGGATTATTGGTGACCGCAGCAACCACTGCCGCTAGCATGTACGTTTCTAAGAAAATGGCTGAAGCTATGCAGAGGGAGGATAAAACTGTAAAAGCTCAGACTCAATCATTTTTATTTAACGGTAGTGAGAATAGATACGAGCAGGGGGCAACCGTTCCTTTAGGTTATGGAAGAATGAAGGTTGGAAGTAATACTATATCTGCTTGTAATGTCAATTACGATTACGACTCAGACAAGGGAGATATATTTAATTTCACAAGCGGACTTTATAGTTTAATACCAACGTACAGCAAATACTACAATGACGAATACGGACCACTTGGTTCTTCTTTTCATGTTAATCAATTCGATGGTAGTAGCAAATTTAAAACTGCAGATCCTGCTTATTTATTTTTGAAAACAGCTCCATCATTGAATACATTCGGTTCAAACGATGGATCATATGGTCAGTATGAAGATGCGGCAGCACAACAAGATAGGTATGTTACTCAAGATAGTAAAAACGGTAATGCTATTGGTGGGTACATGTATTATGAGTATAATTATTTTAAAGGTTTAAATAAGTCACTACTTGGAAATGCTCAAGCTAATGGTAATTGGTTTCAGGATTCGAATATTTTAGACAATACATTGGCGGTTTCGTCGGCGGCTGCAATAAAGAGTTCGTTAGTATGCCTTCAGTCAAGCCCAATAGCTGGAAATGAAGAAAAAGTTTTTTACCCAATAATGTTTGCCGATGGCGAGCTTACTAGTGCAAGAAATCCTATAGATAGGAACAATCAGGGTTTTGCTCCAATACAGGTTGGAGAAAGGTGGAAGGGGGCAGATAAGAATAATGGAGTAGGTTGGTTTAAGTTAGAATCCGCTTCAGTTTACAAGGCCGTGGACTTAGTGTGTGAGGGACCTATTGATGGTTTTTCAGACAACAATGGGGATACATTAAAGTTTCGCAAAGAACTAGAGAGAAACGACGATCCAGCTTTAATGAGAAACAGTATGGATGACTACCTGCAAGGGGTATACTTGAATGACGACCAAGCTAAGGAAGTCAATCATGCGACAAATTTAGATTCTTACAATATAAACGAATTCGATATAGACATAGGTATGAATAAGGATGGTCTAATTGGGTCAAACGATCAATCTTTACTGGAACCTCAGTATTTGTTTACAGCAAATACTAAGGACATAAACGCTCCGCTGTATGGGCCAAGATCAATTAATCAAGGAGCTATAATTACAGAGCAAAGCGATATAGGTCCATTCAAGCAAAACAAAACCTACAAGTTAGGGGAATTGGTATCTTATCAGGATGACGGTCAATCTTATAATTATAAATTAAGCAATAGTTTGTCGAATAAATTTTCAAAAAATGAGGACTATAACTATGCGGCAGATGATGTCAAGATAGTTTACGAAGAGAATGGAGATAGTAAGACTTTTTATGCTGCCACGCAATTAATAAACGAATATAATGCATTCGACGGAGGTTATGTGGACATTGAAAACGATAATTATTATCTACCTGGGGATAAGATAAAGTCAGAAAGTTTCTTGGGGGGTGTTGAATACTACGAAATGGGCCCTGATTCTGAGAAATTTTTAGGCGTATTTGATT